CTTAACCATTTAACAAACTCTAATTGTTGAGGTGTTGCTTGTCTTTGTATTCTCACTCCTTTAGCTTGAACATAATATCTTTCATCAACATTCATCACTGTTGTACCATGTACAACAGCTTTACTATGAGCATTCATAACTTGCTCTGGCCATATCATTCTCCAATGTCCGCAACCTGAATAATCAGCGTAATAATTTAAAAATCTAGGTAGATCTCTCTCTGAACTTTTTGGTTTAGTTATTACCGGTCTATTTGGTGTGATAATATTACTTTGAAATGGTTTTTGGCCAAATGCAGGGGTTTGAAAAGGTATATTGCCTTGAATATGCATAATATTAATTAATCAATAAAATTTACTCTTCTAGTGATGCCATTATGTTTTTCTAAAAATATTACATCTCCGTTGGCAGATTTAATACTTTCTTTACGGTGGCTGATAACCATAACACATTCATTATACTTTTCCACCCGCTCGTTTAATATTTCTAAAACTAAATCGACCCCTTTTTCATCTAAACTACTATCAAATAATTCATCATAAAAACTAATATTATAATATACATCACCTTGTGATTTTCTCATATCCATAAAAGAAAATAAACAAGCTAAGTCAATAGCTTTTCTTTCAGCACCTGAAAAGTTATTATATAAACAAATCTTACCCTTTTCATTTACAATTTCTTCTTCAAAATATTCATTAAAGATACAAACGCAGTTACTATCTAATTTTTTCATGAAATGAGTTAGCTTACCATTGAAATGTGAAAGTATCTTTTTAACGATAAAACTCTTTACACCTTCTTCACTAACTACAAACTTAACAACATCCATTAAGTTAATAACCTTTTTAAGTGAGTCAATTTCTTGCTTAATTTCATTAATCTTATTAGTTGATAAAGTTATTAACTCCTCGAAAGAATTAGTTTCATTTTTAATATTTTCGATATCAGTTTGATATTGTTTAATAACATTTTCTACATCACTTATATTACGTTCAAGGTAAGAAATATTATTTTTTTGATTTTTTATACTAATAAGTTTACTATCTATCTTTGTTTTTGCTGAATTATATTTTTTAAGATCATGACTAATCCCTTCATATACTGCTTTATGTTCTTTTATAAGTTCTACTATATTAGTAGTTATATTTTCTAGTTTTTCTTTTTCAGATTCGATTAAATCTTTATCATGATCTTTTAAAGGTCTTAAACAAACAGGGCAAGTAGCTTCTTCAGTACCAATTTTTTCAAGTATATTTTTATTTGAATTTAAATCAGTCTTATTTTGAATTATTTTTTCATAAACTTCATTTTTATTCTTATCAAGTTCATTTATTCTTTCTTGCAATTCATTTAGTTTTTCAATATAAGGATTTTCATCTAATGATTCAACTGTATTTTTTTCATTCTTATAATTCTCTAAATCTGTATTTTTTGAATTAATTTGATTATGTATTCTACTAATTCTTTGATTCTTATTTTCTTCAAAGTTATCAACTTGTTGCTGCTGTGTATTTAAATGATTATTTGTTTCTTCTAATCTCGTAATTTCAATATCAAAATTACGCTTTACTTCATTATGCTCATTGCGTAATTCACTAAGCATTTTACTAAAGACTTCTAAATTGAAAATTTGTTCAATAAACTTTCTTTTTTCAGTTTTACTCTTACCCATAAAAGGTATATGATTATTAAGAGTCATTATAACACAGTTTTGAAATATTTCAGGAGTAGATGATAAAACTGTATTAATATATTCATTAGTATTTGATATACTATCTCTCGTTTTATCGTTACCGTTTTTATAAACGTATACCTTACTAGGATTTAAAGTACGGATAATATCAAAGTCATTAGTACCATGTTTAGGATCATCAACAGTAAAAGATAATTGTACTTCACAAGTACCTGATGTTAGATTATTAGCTATAAAATTCTTTTTAATATCTCTAAGAGTTTGACCGAATATAGCAAAGTATAGAGCATCAGCTATTGTACTTTTACCGACACCATTTCTCCTATCTTCTTTATCTCTGTTAATACCAGTTACTATATGTAAACCTTTTTCGAAGTTTACTACAACTTGGTCTTCCCCTATTGATAAAAAATTCTTAATTTTTAATTCTTTAAAACTTACGTATTTCATTTAACTCTATCGTAAAGTGATTGGGTATAATTTACCACATCTTTTTTATTTTCTATATCTAACATATTAACAAACTCTTCAATCGCATGCTTCATATCAACACCCGATAAATCATAATCTTCATCATTTTCAATCTTAAGTTTATTATAATTTACATCATAATCAATTCTTAATTCTACTGGCTTATATGTAGTTAATTTTGTAACTAACGCATCTAGATGATCACTGCTAATATTTTTATCGATAATTAATTTTATAATATTACCCGGTAATGCATTTTTAAATACATCTTCTACTTCAGTAATATTAATCAATTTTGATAAAACCATTTTTATATGTTTAGGTGTAATATTATTTTCAAAAAATTCATAAGATAAATTATCAAAGTCTAAAATATAATAACCTTTCGTTTGCATTGTATCACCGAAATCCATTTCATATGGATTACCCACATAAATGATAGAGCTGTCTTGCCGCTTATAATGTTTTTCATCTCTTGAATGAAAATGACCAGTGAATATTAATTTAGATTTTTCTACTAGTATATCTGGGTCATCACCATGGTCGCAGATTTTAAACATATTCATTTTAAAATTTTCCAATTCAAAATGACCGAAAATTATATCACTATTAGGTATATCCTCTATTTTAGTACCCCATGGACAAAAAGATACCGTTTTATTTTTATATTCTACCGTTGATAGTTTATCATATACAGTTAAGTTTTTATAACCTTTAAAAATACTCAAACTATTAATCTCTGATGTATCTTTATACCATGCATCATGGTTACCGGTAATCATAGTAATATTAAAATCCTTAAACTTATCTAATATATCTTTAGCAAAATTTAAAGTCTTAACTGATATTTCATCCCTATAATGGAAAAAATCCCCACAAAATATAATATCAGTTATATTTTTATTTTTAAGTTCTTTAATATACCAATCAGTCCACTTATTTGATATACCTAACCAGAAATCACTATTCTGGTGAACACCTAAATGTATATCAGAAAATATAGCTACTTTACTCATCATCTAAATCAGTGTCGTCACTCATTGGTTTAACATAAACTCGACCATCAGTAGATTCTAACATTTCTTGCTCGTAAACTTTTTCTTTATATTCACTCAAGGTATTTGCATGCTTTTTTTCTTTTTTAATTCTATTAATAAAAGCGTGGAAAGCAATTGTTGTAAAATATGAAAATGGATTATACTCTGATTCAATATCAAATTTTTTATTTGTTACAGCGGTATACATCTTTACTAGAGCATCACCAACCATTTCATCTCTATAAGTATAATTGATAAAGTTGGATGAATAACTTAAACCATGAGCAATTTTATGTATCATATCAGCTAGATGATGCGTACAATTTTCTGTTTCATAAAAATTAATAAGTTCAGCTTTTAATTCTCGTGGATCTACATAATATTCAGTTTTCTTTGGTTTCGGTCCTCTACGTTTACCGGTAGATTTTTTAGTATTAGCCATAAAACTATTATAGCGTATAAAACTTACTTTTCAACTATATTAGTCAATGAAAAATTTATTTTTTCTGATTTATAAATTTCTTTTCTTTTATCAGAATGACGTATTCCGTATTTTAACTTATCAGCTAGATCTATAATAATTAGTTTATTTTTTGTTTCATGTAGTCTTAAACCTCTACCAATTGATTGGATAGTTCTTATGAAACTTTTACCTCCTGATGCAAACATAATCATATGTATATTTTTAATATTAACACCGGTACTAAAAATAGAACTCATTGCAATACAAATAACGTCATTATTTGTTTCCATTATCTTTTTAATTTTATCCCTTTCTTCAACCTCAACTTCACCTTTTACAAAATAAACTTTTTTATTTTCAATTTGTGTTAGGTTATCAAATAATACATCCCCATGGGCTAAATGATTAACTAATATAAGAGAATTATTATTAAATTTTGAACATATATTTTTAATTACACTATTTCGAAAATCGTTAGTATAGATAAAATCTAATTCTGCTTTAAAATTATTACCACCACTTACTACAAGAGGTTTATCTTTATAACCTATGTTAATGACCTTAATGTCTACGTTAGTTAAATAGCTCTCTAACCTAAGTTCATAGCTATCCTTATCGTATATCACTTTACCTAATTTACCAATAACATTCCATTCTTCTGGTTTATCATCAGGTAAAGTACCGGTTAAACCAAACTTATTATATGTATGTATTTTATTAACCATTTTACTTACTTTATTTGACTTTTTAATGGTGTGACATTCATCCACCACTAAAACGTCTATATATTTTATCCAATCATTATCTTCAAATTTACTCTGTAAAATACCACGATTAGCTATAATGCAATTAGCTGTTAAATCAGGTTTTATCTTACCTGTCCATCTTGTAAATTTAAATAATACATTATATTCTTCAAAATCGTTATACGTTTGGTTAACCAATCCGAGATCAGGTACTAATATTAAAATTTTTATTTTAGGATTGTTAGAATAAAGACTCATTAACAATGAAGCAATCGTTAACGTTTTACCACCTCCAGTACCGAGTTTAATAATACCTCTTCCAAATTTTAATGCTTCTTTTACCGAATCTAACTGGTAATCCCTTAATGGAAATTTTAGATTATCGTATGCTCTTTCTTCTTTATATGTTGGTTTAACTATAGGTAAAATATCTGAACTAACCTCTACATCCTTATTTGGGTATTCTTGCTTTACATAACTAAAAATATCAAAAAATAAACCAGGCTCAAATAACCCAGTCGGTGTAATACAATATATTCTACTAGGTGCTGCCCATCTAGCCCTGCCTCTCATTCTAAAACGAGCTGTTTCATCTTTAACGCTAAAATGTTCTCGTATACTATCTAAATCATCTGATATTAATCTAATTTTTTCTTTAGCTGATTCAAATTTCATTATAATTGCTCCATCTTCATTATTTCAATGATATTTTTAATATCAAAACCTATAGCACTGAAAGTCTTTTCTGTCTTTTCCAAGAATTCAATAATTAATTCTTCATTACTTATCTGATCAGATATTTCTTTCATCTTTTCATGCCGGTAACTTGCTTTTTCTGCAACTGGTATAGTAACCTTGACTGGACTTTCTTCGATAATTTTTTGAACTACATCTTTTTTAATTAAATCTCTTTGTTGTCTTAAATTAAGAAGATTTTTTTTATGTCTAATCAGTTTAGCTACCCAATAATGTTTCTTTGCAGGTGTCTTCATCGAAGAGTCTTTAAGGTTAAATTCATTAATTTGTAAATCTTTTTCTATTTCATCTATATATTGATCTAATAAATTCACATATTAATTATAAATACTATTATGAAAAAAACAACTCTTTTCGAAAAAGTATTTAAAAAAATACTCAAAAAGAAAAAACCAGCAGAAGAAGATGATAATACTGTAGGTGGAGGAGCTTTAGGACCTGCTGCAGCAATAGGTCATAATGGTTTAACGAATACTGATTGGTATGCACCTGGTGATTATAGAAGATGGA